TCTATGTAATACCATTGATCTGCAACGCAATTATCCGGGCATCCAATCCAAAATAAAGGCTGCGCTACTTCAAAACCCAATTCATCAACTTGAGCAACCCGGCAACCAACATTACCATTAATGTCAGTAACTAATTCTTGCGGAGAAATAAGAGCCTTCATTAATAAAACTCCTCAATAATAACAATACCGGGCGCACCGGTTCCACCCGTTGCAGGATGCCCAGTAGCACCACCGCCACCGCCACCATAATTATTTCCAGCACTTCCAGAAGCCGTACCAGTTGATGCAGCACCAGAACCGCCACCACCTAAAATTGAATTTCCTCCATTGCCGCCAATAGCACTTTGTCCGGTTGGAGTAGGGACTTTTATTGCGTTAGAGCCGTCGCTGCCAGTTAAATTATAGCTGCCGCCCGATCCTGATCCACCGTCTCCACCTTTTGCAGCAGTGCCAGAAACCGCACCAGTGCTTCCAGCAGTAGCAGAACAAAAAGCACCAAAAGAATTTGTTCCTGCGCCAGCTGTAACGGCAACAGGACCGGGTAAAACAGGAGCCGCAATAACTTCAATTGCCGCCCCTCCACCGCCGCCGCCCGCAGTTATTGATGCGGGAGTTGTTGGCGCGCCACCAGCACCACCAGCGCCAACAACAGTAACCTTAATGCCTTTTATTGCACCGGGTTTTGTATATGTGCCGGGCGCAACAAAAGTTTGAATGGTAGGTGGAGCACCACCAGCAGCAGCGTCAGAAACCCATGCAGTGCCATTCCATGTGACTACATCATCAATGGCAGAGCCAGCTAATAACGTCATGGCAGAAGTACCAGCGCCGATTAACAATCGACCAGTTGTAACTGATGATCTTCCTGTACCGCCATTTGCCACAGGCGTTGTATTTACAAGACCAGTTGACGCATCAAGTTGCCCTGATGTGTTTACCTTGTTAGCTAATTGCGAAAGATTAAATGCTTGCGTCATGCTGCACCTGTTCGTGAGAATGTTTGTTGTGAAAGAACTGTCGTATTATTATTTGGCGTTGGGTTTAAAGCATAAGTGCCGGTTGCAGTAACGTAATCATTGCCAGCGCCGTGCACATACAAACAACCATTTCCATATAATTCAAATGCATTTACATCATAAGAAAATGTATAAACAGATTGACCATTTACTGTATAAGTAGAAATTATTGTTGGCGATCCATTTGGAACACCAAAGTTATTATGGGCAAATTGAATAATTGTAAAATTACCTGTCGCAACAGACGGAAAATTATCAACCGTATTGCTTACTAAATCATAATCTTGATCATTAACTATTGTGCCATTTAAAAAGAAAACTTCTGCGCCAGATACAATTTGAAATTCTGTCGGCGTATAGTTTGCAGCAGCAGAAAAAGAAACATCCCATCTACTAAATGAACGATACGTTGATCCTAATGCGCGATACCTGTAAACAGAATTGCCAGCGGTTGCGGTAAATGTTGTGGTAAAAACTATTTGTTTGGTTGCGTAATTAATTGAAGATACTGTGTATTGCGTTGGCGATCCAGTATTCGCAAACGTCAAAACATCGCCAGCATAAATTAATTGACTTGGCAAATTAGAATAGGTCAGTGTATTTGTGCCTGTTCCTGAAGCATACGCAATATCCATGCTTGCGTAATAAACCGCTGTACTGACTGATCTAAAAGAAATAATTGAAACAACATCGCCAACCGCACAAGCGTTTAACAATGTAACCGCTGAAGTTGTTTCTGTATACTCACTTGTTGGCACAAGCAAAACGCCATTTCTAAAAACTAAATCTTGACCGTTAATATATCCAGCACCCCTAGCTGTTGGAGTAAATACAGTTTGCCCCGCAGTTGCTACAAATTCTTGACTTGTATAATAAAAACCATCTGGTGGAATAAGACCAACCACGCGACCATAAACGTCAATCGTAATATTTGCCGCGCTGCCTGTATAAGTAGACGCACCGCCAAAATCTAAAAATTGTGAAAGTGATCCAACTAATGTGCCGTTTGGATTATTGGTAATTGCAATTTCACCGCCGCCGACCGTTGTCGTTCCAGTTGTCAGCAATTGACCTGTGCGAATATCTAAATCAATTGCATTTATTCCATCAGGCAAAGCAGACCAAAGTGAAGCATCAAACGTAGACGCTGGAACATAAGCCGCTGTTGCCGCAGCATAAGATGCGGGAGCAGTGCCAAAACTAAATGTGCGACCTGTTCGGTTTATATAACAAAGTTTGTTTACAGTGCCAAATGTTGGTTGTGCAAGATACCATGCGTAATCTGTCGGATCAGTGCTAAATCCTGCCGTTGTTGAATTATATAGACCGTAATAATTTTTTCCTGTCGGCGAAGAACTTAAACCAGTGCCAACTAAATCATTGCCATACGCGACAATAAGATAACGATTGTCATAAGTAAATGTTGTCGGCCTCCATTGCAGCAATGCCGATGCAGAAGAAAATTTACTTTTGCCTAATTGATTAACCATCCTGCTAAAAAAGTACCAATTGCCAGCAGTTATTCCTGACAAAGTAACCGGCGGCATTGCCGTTGATGGATCGTAAGGATCACCATTTGATTGAATCTCAGTCGTACCTGCAAATATTCTTTGCGAGCTTGTCGGGCTGCTAAATGCCGAATACCAAATTTCTGCATATTGAACTATGCCATTTGATGATGTTGTTACATTTATTTGAAATGATGGATTGGCAGCATTTGGATATAACCCGCCAATTGTAGGAATTGGGATTGATCCAAAAGTCAATGGTGAACTTAAACCAGTATCAGCCGCCGGAGTGAACTCAGTAATATTTTTATCGTCAAAAACTGTTGGGTTAAATTCCATCAATGATAGCGCCGCAGTAATGCTGCCATCATCCCCAAAATCTTCATTTACTTTTGAAATTCTAAATAGCTTTGCAGTCCATCCATAATTTGAATTTGTAAGCGTAACAATATCGCCAGCCTCTAATTGCAAACCAACATAATTGATACGCAATTGAACCTGCAAATCTTCGCGGCATGATTCTAAAAACCGATTGGCAAGCAATTGTGCGCGAACATTATTATTTACAAAACTTAATATAATTTCTTGTTTGTTTACGGGTTCATTTGGATATAACAATGATGGATTAACAACTGACAAATCAAATGATGCAGATGCAAATGAATCTTGTTGTGTTCCATCTGGAAATTTAACTTCTGCAATATTAAATGAATTGCTTATATCAATTGGCGATATGGTTAAACCAGAAATAATATTTGAATCATCTAATGCCATTGCCACCGTGTATGTCGGCTTTTGAACAATTACGCCCCATTGCCCGGTAATTTCATTGTATTTCACAAGACAGTCGCAACTATTTGCCATTAACTGAATGTTTGACATAATCGGTTGCTGCGTATCAATAACTCCATCAAATCTAAATCTAGTTAATATTTGTGAGTTACCGTTGTAATCAATATAATTAATTGTTTGATTTGAATATACATTTAACGCAGTCAAACTTGTTGTGTCAATATTTGATGACGATAATGCAGCACCATATCTAGATGATGAAAAATAATCTAAAAAACAATCGCCCGGTTTATAACGTGAATTTGTAATCTGGAATCGCATAGAATCCAAACCAACAACATTTGCAGAAGCGTTATATGTCAATCGCACAATCGCAAAAACGCAATTGCTCATTACTTTAGATGACGGCCATGTATAAACAAGCCCTGATTGATTCATTACTTGCGTTGCAGATAATGATGTATTTGTCGGGTTGTTTACGCCGTTATTGTATAAATAAAAATTTATGTATCCTTCAACGCTTGTGTCGTCAAGCCCGGTTGATTCATCACGCAACGCAATTACTTTTGTTAAATCTGTGCCATCAAAAATAACTCTTTTGCCACCATAATAAATTTTGCCAAAAGTAAATGTGTCAGGTGTGCCGCCTGTTTCTGTATTTGTTACTTCAGACAATGCAACAACGTAATAAATTTTTTTGTTGTTGCTGGTAATACTCATGTCAACAACAGCGCCGCCAACATAAGCAGAGCCATAAACAACAGGCAATTTGTTATCACTTGCTGGCGAGGAAGTTGCTCTACTGCCGGGGTTTTGTGAATTTGTACCAGAAAGCGAAGGTTGATCAGGCGCAAAAGTTCTTGCAATAACCGCAGACGCAACCATATTAATTGCAAATGCAGTTACCATACCAGCAGTAGTCAACGTGCCAGCAGCAGTTACCATTCCCAAATAAGAAGCAATGATTGAACCCGGCATTATCTAACCCATGTTTCCTCAAGTTTAGAAAATCCAAACTTGTTATATTTTAAGTCTGGAGAGTTGACCATTTTGGTCATTGTGTAAAATTGTATTTTCCCCTGCTTTACCATTGCATCGCATTCTGACACATAGGCAGTAATCAATCTATAAGCCGCTGTGCCGCCCCGATATTCTGGATTAACCCAATATGCCACCTCACTACATTGCCGCGCTTTAGGGTTCCATATATTCGGAATAATGGCAGCAATCAGCATCCCGATAATGACATTATCTTTTTCAGCAAGAAAAATGATGCCTGATCCAGCCAATAATTCCGACAATAATTGCGTTATATATTCTTCATCATTCGCATATTTCAAAACATCTAGCGGCGCAGATTCTCTGTATTGTTTAAGCAGCTCAATAATTGCGTCAATGTCAAACTTGTTTGCCTGTCTTATCATATATTCACCTGATTTATTATGTTGCGGTTTTGCCAAAATAATAGTTTATTGTGCTAATGTAATTCACGCGATCCATTGATGTATCACCTGAATTATAGAATTGCCATGAGTTATTGTTGGTGTATCTGCCAGCCACGCGATTTTGCAGAATTAACTGAATTGACGATGCCGACACAGTAATCACGCCAACATAAGACCTTGCTTCTTCCATCCACTGTTCATTGATTGTGAATGAATTTATATATCCATTAAAGAATTGGTATAAGCCGCCAGTGCCGCCGGTAGTAATTAGCTGATTATTCGCATTGAAAAACCCATGCCACATTTCAATTTGCGATCCTTTAATTTCTGCGCCCAATACTAGCGCAAGCATTGATGTATCAATACCGACAAGCGTTACCGTTGTTTCATTAGCTGTCGATTTAATATCGCGCTGTGCCGATCCCACACTAACCAATTGACCAAGACCAGAAAACGGCGAAGCATCAACAACAGAAACCGTTATAGCTGTTGGCGTTGTCGCAAATCTATATGTTGCGGATGGCGTTGTAATACGAACAAAGTTTGCATACCGAATATTGTTTGTATTATCAACCGGCGTAATTACATTCACAGCACCACCTCAATTGCCCTAAATCCACCGTTCCACTGTATGAATGAATCATTAGTCATTGGCACAAGTGAATACGTTGGATAATCGCGCATAATAACCGGGAATGTAATGCCTGTATAAGTGCTGCCGCCAAGTGCGGTTGTCGTGCCGTATTGCCCTATTACCGCACCAATAGGCGAAGATACCGTTGTCATTACCGTTCTATGCACTGGGATATTAACCGTTGCGCTTGCGCCCCTTTGTACGTCTGCCGTTGCAATATATGCGTATCTGTCAATCTGTATAAAATCGCCTGTCTTTACGATATAGGCACTTGCAGATATTGATGGCAATGATCCTAATACAATTGTTTTCCCAGTAGTGCTGGTTTGAATTGCTGTTGCGTTAATCTGAACGCCTGTCATATCGCCACGATAGGCGATGTAATTAAGCCAGCCTGTACTGCCAAAGTTTAGATATTGTTCGCCTTGCCGATCCACTTCCCGCAGCGCAGATAAAACCGCCCGATTTTGTGAATACAATAAATAATTCATTGGCTTTAATTCAAACTCAAACGGTTGCACAGTCAAAATTTCGGATGTGCTGAGTCGCATATTGCGCGACAACATTTGCCCAACAAATTTATGGTCATTAATGCCGACTGATTCAGCCACCGAAAGAATGGTTTGCAATGACATAATTACCTCGATATTGGAACACCACGATTTGCCGACTGATACGCCGCCCAAATTGTATTTTTATTTGATGCAAGAAACTGCGTTGCCGATTGCGTATCAATGGCACTCATGCTGGCAATGTATGTGCCGTTGTTTGTAAAGCCACTGTTTCCCATGTTTGCGGCAGCTTGTTGCCATGATCCATTCGGAATGATTGTGCCGGGCGTGTTGGGCACAAACAATTCTGCGCCATTCTCGCCAACAATTGTCGGCGCATCAATATAGCCGCCAGATGCTTTTTGCCGAAAGCCAACTCCAACATTTGTATAACCACCAAACGGCGCAGGAGCAGGACTAAAAAAACTAACCATTGATTGAAACAACATGGATGCTTGCGCTTGCATTTCCATGCGTAATAAATCTCTAATAATGCCTAATGCAAAATCTTCAAATTTAAATTTTCCGGTTTCAACAAAATTGCTAATAGCCGCATCCATGCTACTCATTACAGATTGAAATGCCGAAGCCCCACGATTAAATGCGTTTTCAGCATCCTCTTGGAATCTTCGCGCAGCATACTCCCATCCTTCAGTAAAACTTCTTTGCCTTTGTATTTCTTCCACAGCATTGTTTTGCCGCGCATTATTTACTTGTCTAATAGCGTGAAGTTCAGCGTCTCTTACTTCTTCAATATTTTTTATTCTTTTTTCATATTTTTCACGCGCCTCTTGACCACCACCTTGACGCTGCATTTCATATTCTGCTTCTTTCATTTGATCGTTATATTTTTTTTCTGCCTCAGTCAATCTATGTATATTTTCCAACATAAGATTGGATAAATTATAATGATTAGTAGACATTAAATGACGATTGCTTTCTAACTCAAGCCTTTCCTTTTCAACTTTTAATGTTGATTGAATGTTTGCAATATCTCGACCTTTTTGTTGGGCAAGATCAAGCATAAACAATTTATTCTCTAATTCAAATTGCTCTTTTAAATTTATTGCTCTTAATTGTTGATTTTTAGTAATTGCCTCTAATGTAGCTTTTTCTTCTTTCAATAAATTATCAATATTAAGTTTTCTTAACTCTTGATCTTTTAATGATTTTCCTGTGAGTTCATATTCATCATTTATTTCTTTTAATTTGATTTGTGTTTCATCTAAAACTTGCTCTATTTGTTGACCTGTTTCCAAATCAATTTTTTTCAAACTATATGCTTGATAACCAAGTTCATATTTTTGTCTTTCAAATTCTAAAGATTCTTTAGTATTTGATGCCTCTGTATTAATTGCAAATAACCTTGCTGCACTTTGATTTTTTATATTTTTAATTGCAATATCATGATCTCTCTCTTGTTTTATAGTCAATATTTCTTGAGCAATTTCTGCTTGTTTTTCAATTCTTTCTTTTGCTTGTAAATACGCAAGATTTTCAGCATTTGTTTTCTTTTGCTTAATAGCCAAATCTTCTGCACTTTTTGCAGACCGATCAAATTCTGTATTTATTGCTTCTAAATTTTGTTTATAACTTAGACTTATTTTTTGTAATTTATCTTGTCCATCAAGAACTAATTTTATTTTTTCATATCCGTTTTCACCAATTTCAAATCTTTGTTTTTCCAACTCTAACAAATTCATTTGCGAATTAAAATCTAGTTCCGCAATTTCTTTTGTTTTTTGTTCTTCAATATCTAGTGTCTGCATCGTAAGTTCAAACTCACGTTGCATACTTTTTTGCCGTAAAGCATCTGCATATTCATATTGCTTTACTCTTGCGGCAATACTTGCTTCTTCTTTTTTATTAATTAGATCAACTTGTGCGTTTTCTTTTATTCTTTCTTTTGCCGCATTAGTACGAATTTCCGCTATATCGTTTGCTAAATCTAATTGCAATTTTTCTTGCGCCACAGCCTTATCGCCAAGCGCAATTGCTTTAGAATCTACGTTAAACATTAATGCCGCAAGGTCTGCCTTGCGATTAATGAGTTTAATTTCTTCTTCTAATTGCGCTCTTGCTTCGGCTTTCCGTTTTGCTTCTTCTGCTTTTTTATTTGCAGCCGATGTGTCTTTTGATGATAGCTTAGAATATTTACCTTGCTGTGCGGTAGGCGCAATAATGGCTACAGGTTTATCAGAATCACTTTCTTCAACATCAGGCAAATTGTAATTAGTAACGCCAAATTCTGTGACACTAGCTAAGCCAAGACTAAACTCAGAAATTTTTTTAATTTTTTTTATAATTTCGTCATAAGAATTAACAATTTTTGCTAATGGCGCAACCGCTATCTGAGCAGCATACGCAATGTTTTTCATTGCTACTTCAATGACTTCCCATGCTTTTGCATTTTCTTTTATTGCAGCAACTAATTCAGGGTTTCCAACTTCTTTGTATTTATCTACAAAAGTTTTAGCATCAACACCCTTCATTGCCTTGCCAAGAATTTCTTGTTGCAATGCAGCTCTTTTGCCAGCATCTTCTACTTGTGCAAGTTCTTGCGCTACTCTTTTAAATAAATCTTCAAGGTTAAGACTTTCAACATCCTTTCCGCTAATATTTAATTCGGAAAATGATTTCCGCATTTCATCACTGCCATCAATTGCAGATTGCTGCGCAGTAGCTAATTTAGTTAAAGCTGTGCCAATATTATTTGCTTCGCCACCAGCACCTTGCATTGCAGCTTGCAATCCAATTAATGCTTCTGTTGTTACATCATAGGCAGCGGCAGTATCTTCAATTTCGTCGGCATATCTAAACGATGCGCCAACCGCTACCCCTACAGCAGCAATAGCAGCGAATCCTCTAGCTGCTGTAGCTATAAGCGCATTCATTGCTTGCTCTGCTTCTTTTAAAGCTTTCTTATTATTTCTTTCAAACTCTTTAGTTTTCTTCCCAGCAGCATCCATTCCAGAAATAAATTCTGTGCTGTTTAATCCGAGAACAACTCCAAGGCGAGCAATTAAAGACATAATTTAACCCATACGTTTTGAACGATAATTTTCCAAAATGGTTTTTAATTCTGTTCGCAAGTTTTCTGTAACCTCAGTTTGATTTGCTTGTAGTGCCGGTCTTAAATAAGGCCGCGCTTCCATCCTAACTGTTCCAAATTCTCGCTGTACCGCTGACGCTGCTTTTCTACTTAATCCTTCTACGTTAACGCTCATGTTTTTATTTTTTGTTCCATACTCAACAAACATGGCTCGACCATCTGAAACATCGCCAATATTTTTAACGCCACCTTTTCCATCATTAACAAATTTTTTTACAAGCTTTGCACTTACTGTAGCAATAACAACATCACCTTTTTTTACATACTTTGATCTTAAATCTTTTGGCCTCACTGCTCTAGCAGTAACTCTTAAAGTTCTTTTTAATTGTCCAGTGTCTTCACCGTGACCGGGTCTTAAATTATTTTTTGCTGCTTGCAATACAACTTTCATTGATTTTTTTGCCGCTGGAATCAGCACATTTTTTGTTGCGTCTCCCGCACCAAATTCTTGGCTTATTTCAAGAAGCAAAGATTCTAACTCGCTAAAACCATAAAACTTTGTCTGTGTTTCAGCCATTAAATTTTCCTTCAGCGCCGGGAGCCATTTGCATAAAAGTAAGAAGCCGTTCATTAGCCTCCTGCTTTTTTTGCTCATCGCTTAATGGGCGATAAATATACTCATAAGACAAACCAAGAATTTCACTTAATGTATATGCTTTAGCATTGCCGCTGCGAATATAATTAAACACGCCAGTTGTAAGCAAACCTAATGTGTTTAAAATAATTTTGTTGCCTATAAACCCATCATTTAATGCAATCATTACAGCATTAAAATCATCTTCGCTCATTGCATCTGGATCACCGCCATGCGCCAGAACATATGCTCTAGTTTGTAGACGCAATGAGCGTGTCAGTTTTTTCTTGTTTCCTCATAGCCGGGTGAAATAACTTCTGAAATTTTTTTCATTAATTCCAATTGCACAGCAAAAGGAAACTCACTATTAATTTCTTCATAAGTTAAATCTTCCATGTTTGCGCCTTCCATTTCAGGCACAAGCAATTTCACCATCTCAAGAATTCGTTGCTCAGTTTGAGCAGTCATTTTTGCTAAATCTTTTACAGATTTTCCATCTACTAAAACATCATCATCCAGATAAATAATTGAATCACTTTCTAGTGTATCTTTTTTTTCTAGCAATGGACTCATTAATTCTTCAGTTTTTTTTGTCACATCAGTTTCAGAAATGCGCTTATTTATAACTTCCATTTCTGATGCAAGCGGAACGCGCACTTTAAAATTTTGACCGCCCAAAACAAATGCGCGAGTTCTTAATACTTGCTGATTAACTTTTAGAATTTCAGAGAGTTTCATGTATTGTCCTTTTGTAAAATAATTCCGTTGTATATTTCATTGTTCAATTGCACTACATATTGAACAATTTCTTGTGGTGACATCTTATCGGCATGGTTAGCTGCAATAGCATGAACCAATGAAATGCCGGTAAGTTTTTGTTGAGGATAATTGAACCAATTTTTTGGCGCAATTAAAGATTGCTTAAGAAGATACCCAAGCAAGTCGCTGTTGTTGTTGATTTGTGTTGTCATGTTTTCTCATATAAAAAAGCCCCCGAAGGGGCGATTGTTTTAGTTGTTTGACCAACCGTACTGACCACCGCGAGGATGCACAGTAAATACGCACTTAGCCTCTGCGCCGGGTTGGGCATCAATTTGAAATTGAGATACCCGACCATTAAAAGCATAAGCAACAGTATTTGTACCTTCAACCGCAGCAATTACAAATGTGCGATCCACTACGCCGCTATATGCGTCTGCGCGAATCTGAAGCAGTGCCGCATCGGATGGGTTCCATGCTGCCGTAATCGACAGGGAAGTCGGCGCAGACTGCACTGGAATTTTGTCGGATTGACGCGCACCGGCAACCGCAAAGTTTGCCACAGCGTCATCCTGACCAAACGCAGGAATTGCTTCCACAGGAACAGCAACACCAGCCGCGCCTGTACCGTTTGCCGATGTGCCGACAATGGTTGCCACTTGTGCAGACCATACCGACAGGTTAGCCGTTGTCAATGGCGTTGGCGTTGCAGCCGATTGCATCCACAGTGACGCGCTAAAACCCGGTAGAACTTTGTTTGGAATAGCCATGATCTTTTCCTAATTAGACGTTGTTAGACCAGCCGTACTGACCGCCGCGAGGATGAATTGTAAAAATACATTTCGCTTCTGCGCCCGGTTGTGCGTCAATTGTGAATTGACTTACGCGACCGTTGAAAGCGTAGTAAACAATGTTTGATCCTTCAGTCGCGGAAATAACAAACGTGCGATCTACAACGCCGCTATACGCATCGCCGCGCATCAGCAGCAGGTTAGTATCAGAAGGATTCCATGCCGCTGTAATGGATAGCGAAGTCGGGGCAGACTGCACCGGAATCTTGTCAGACTGCCTTGCGCCAGCAACCGCAAAGTTTGCAACCGCATCATCTTGTCCGAATGCTGGAATTGCTTCAACCGGCAACAGGTTGCCCGATACAGCAATCGGCGAAACACTTGCGACCAAAGACAATTGCGCAACAGTCAATGGGGTTGGGGTTGCCGTTGGCTGGCAATATAGTGAAGCCGAAAAGCCCGGCAATACTTTATTTGGAAGTGCCATTTTTAATTCCTCAAAAAGTTAAAAGTTATGTCGGAATATCCATTGTGCAATCAAGATAAATGGAATGTAAGCCGATATCGTTTTCATATGTATTGTATAAAAAATCAATATCAATCTTGCTTACATAAAATCCAGTTACCCCACCGAACTGCCCACTGTATCCATGCAATGCTTGTATTATCGTATTTGCTATGCTGAATGCATCTTGCAATGTACCAGCATATATGTTGGTCTGGAATATTGGTCTATCTATTCCTTTGACCGATTGCGTTGTGCCGGTATAAACTTCTTGATGCACGTTACGCAAATTCCATGTTATAAATTTTTGCTGTGATGCAAAATTTCTATTAAATGATGCATACACAGGAACAGGCGATGCGGTTGATGTCAATTGCGCTTGTATTGCTAATGCGTAATTACTGACATTATTTTGACCGGCCATTGTTAAACCTGTGTAGATGGATCATTGTGATAGCACAAAAACGTCACCTTCATTCTGTCGTTTGATTCCATTGCGCTATCAATTCGCCAATCATGGTTGCGCCAAACAATAGAATATAAATTTTGGTTATCGTACATATCTCGCGTATATGGTGTGAAATTAAAAGTTAAATTAATTAGCCCCGTATAAACTCGATATTTGTCCGTAGTCCTTAAATCGTTTTTTACTTCCTTAACTTCTGCTTTGCTTTGAAATTTTAAAGTCTTCGTTGTTACCGTATCGCCATATGCCGAAGTGGTAAACCCTAAGGTATAGACCTGCGCTTCTTCATATCTTGCTACCATTACATCACCAGCGGTTTATATGGACGCAACAATGTATCTACGCCCATCGGTATCTGCGCTCTCATTCCAACTGTATCGCCTACAGCAGAACGACTATTGTACAAATGCGTAAACCAAAGTAAGCCAGCTTGTTTAATAACCGGGTATGTTGCTAATGGCGAAGCCGCAAGCGTATACGTCACAATCACAGGAGAAGTCATTTGCGGATTAATGCTTGTCGGCAAATCTGAGCAAATAACTTTGCGTCCTGTCGGATCGTAATAGTAATCAGCCGGGGAAACAGTTGTCAGCACTGTTGGCGTTGCATCGTTGTAATACTGAACACTATTAATTGTCACGCCGCCCTGTGATGTTTCAGGCAAATCTAACGACAATGGCGAACCATACAAAGCCGAAACACCGTAATAAGATTTGTATTGCACTGATACAATTGGCGCACCAAGATAATCCTCAATAGCCATCCGTATTGCGAGCTCAAGAGAAGTTAAATAAGTATCCTGACTTGTGTCTGAATACAAATTTAACTGTTCACGAATTTCAGATAAGGTTAACCATCCCGTTAATACATTGCGATTAGTCTGTTCAAACCAATCGTAATTGAACGGGTTGCGCGTTGGCGCAAGCTGAACAAATCCTAATCCTGTCTCTTGAACTGGCATGATTAAGTCGCAATCAAACGAACACCGGCAAACGGATCACGCACAGTGGACACCATGCGTTTTTCAGCAAACATCGTTATGAAACCGGGCGCAGTCTGTTCCATCGCTTGCACCGTCATTTCTTCAACATCAGCAATTGTCAGGAACTTTGCCCAATCCGCAAGGTAAATTGAAATATTACCTGCCGTTGTCCACGCATCCAGATACGGATTTGGAATGACAGGCCATCCAAATACATTGACCACCGCGCCACCGTTGTTAGTACCTGTTTCCATAAAGTATGGAACATTGCCAGACGATACTGCCTTAGTCAGCACATCAATCGCAGTCGGATGCATCATCCATGCGGTTGTTGGCGAATTCCAATATTGACCGGGAAGTGCAAGCCGCATTTCCGACAAAGTGGATTTGCTCAGACCGGCAACCGTTGCGCCGACTGTGGCGATAGTATGCCGACCATTAGTAATTGCTGTGCCGCTTGAACCAAACGCCGATGTAGCGCCAGCAGCACCGGGATAACTATTAAGACCACGCAAGCCATAAATGCCGCCTGTGCTGGTGGTTGTGCTACCAGCTTGATCATTATTCAAACCCATTGACGCGCCTTCCAACTGCGCGAATTCCATCATTAAATCTTCAATGAGTTCGTTATTCAGACCATTAACATCTGACAAAACCGCAGTGCGGATTGGCATCTGTGCAGTAATCACTCGCGTTGGCAATTGCCAGATGCTAGTGTTTATATTTGGCGAACCGCTATTAGGAGTAAAAGTATAACCCCAAGGGTTTGTAGAATTAGCTGCATTACCTGTCTTTGCGACAAATTGTACATCAGACATATTAGCGGTTTTGATTTGACGCGCACCCAAACGATATGGGTTTGCGTATCGAAACGCCGCAAAGACATCATCAAAAAAAGTTTGACCACCAACACCAGAACCGCTACCAGTAAGCGCAGACGCTTCGCGCAAATCAATGGTGACTTTATCGCCGGTCTCTAGCGTATGTTTAATACTGGATAGGATTTTTTCGTTGGCTTTCATTTTTTCCATTCCCACATTTAGCAAAAAACCCCGGCAGCACACGCCACCGGGGAAGCCGCATCATTAGGTTGATGTGCCAGTAGAACGATAACGCACACCAGCAAACGGATTGACAACAGAAGTAGCCAAACGTTTCTCTCCGAAGAAAGTAATAAATCCGGGGAGCGTTTGGTCGTAGCGACGCATTACCATTGACAGACGATCAACCGTTGTATGGAAGCGAGTCCAATCGCAGAAGTACATTGGGTACAGGCTGTTAGTACCAGCAGAACCAGTAGTCAATTGCGAAGGAGTATCAAGATACTTGTTCACAACTACGTCAAAGCCGAGCAGCGTACCGACAATACCGTCATCACGCGACAGACCGTCAATGTAGATAGGGCGTTTCTGATCATCGACCAGACCACGAATCTGCTGAAGCAGAACCGGGTTGATCATGAACTTAGCTTCTGGTGTCCAGTATTCCTGTGGCAGCGAATAGATAAAGTTCACCACATCCTTGTAAGTGATGTTACCCGCACCGACCGTGTTAGCGTTAGTGGTGAGCTGGTCATAGGTAGCAAGCGAATGCAGACCAGAAGTGCTGCCAGTACCGCTATTGCCAAAAGCGGCAGTAGTAACAGAACCGCCAGCATAAGTCGCAGCAGCGCCAGCGTACTGATCCAGACCGCGCAGACCGTTTGTGCCACCATAAGGATTGGTTCCAGATTGAGCAGCTTGGTCATTGTTCTGCACCATTGAGAGCGCTTCAGACTGCGAAAATTCCAGCAGCATATCGGAAACAACATTTGCTTCCAGACCATCAATGTCATCCAGCGCAGCAGTACGGATTGGGAACTGCACGTTAATATCTTGCAGAACCAATTGCCAAATGGTTGTGTCTTCAGTTGTGGTTGCGCCATTGTTCTGAATGGTATATCCCCATGCAGCGCCAGCATTACCAACCTTCGCTCTAAATTGATATGACGAACCGTCAGTAGCAACTTGGCGCGAAATTTGACGCATTGGGTTTGCAAGACGCAGAGGAGCAAACACAGGGTCGTATGCAGTGCGACCACCCTGATTGTTACCACCGCCGGTCAGCGCCGATGCTTCTTTTATGTATGCATCATATTCAGCGGCATCTTCAAACAGTTTTAGTTCTTTTTCCAGACGGGAATTAGATTTGTAAAACTGTGCAAGCGATTCGCGGACACGACGATTAACGTCAACTTGAATGCCTTTGTTTGCGCGAACGATTTCAGGTGCGCGAATCTGTGCGACCTTAGCTTCCAGTGCGGAAACCTTTTCTGCGAATTCTGCTTTAGCAGCCTCAACAGAAGTAGAAACTTCAGCCAGCTTTTCAGTGACCATAGTCTCAGTTTTTTCTTTCAGGTTTGATTCAATAGAATCAAGCTTCTCAATAATTTTATCCATGATAGTCCTTAGTTATTTAATTCGGGATTCCAGAGCCTTCAGCAACTCGCGTTGCTCAAGCGCCGCCAGAAGTTCATCAGCCGCACCCGATGTTGCCTCGCGCTTATCGGAGTTCGGTTCGGCAGTATCGGGTTTCGCATCTCGCTTGCCCATTGCCTTGCCAAATACGGATGCGGCTTTTGTCGCATCCTTTTTTGAAAAGCCCACTTCACGCAGTGCTTTTTCAAATACTTTTAAATCCGCGCTACCATCCTCGCGAAAATATTCTAGCTTGCTGATGTTTGCCATCGGATTGTTTGGTTGCATCACGATTGACACTTCAGCCAATCCACCTTTAGTGATGCTGAAATAACCTTCTTCATCCATTGAGTCAACTTGATTACCTTCAGCATCAACCATGCAGTATTCATCAGCGTATGCGCCAACAGAAACGCCGCCAACCATCATAGGAGATTCCTTCATGATGGTGTACAGATCACGCCCGGTTGTGGTGTTGGTATAGATCATGCCGCGACCAATCATGCCTTCATCGGTGAATTCAAATTCATCCCATTGACC